GGTTCTTCTTGAGATTCTTCGGTAGTCTCTTCTTCAGGTTCTGGTTCTACCATCTCAGGTTCTTCTTTTACATCTTCCATTTGTGGTGCAGTTTCTTCAGGCTCTGGTTCGGGAGCCGTGATCTCTGGTTCTGGCATATCTTCTACAGAGGCCATCATCTCAGGCTCAGGTACCTCTTCTAGTTCCATTTGTATCTCAGCTTCAACAGTTTCTACGTTTACAGGTATCTCCATTTCCATTTCAGGTGGAGGCAACATCTCCATTGGTGCTGGAGGTGCAAACTCCATATCAAAACTCATCTCTAAATCTATTTCTAATTCTACAGATTCAAAGCTTACTTCTTCTGTTTCAGGTTCTATAGGTGTAAAATCAATATCACCTTCATCAAAACTAATATCATTATATTCAAACACCTCTTCTACAAAATCTAGTTCAGTAGGATCAAATAGATCTAAATAATATATTTCTTCTAAGGTAGTAATTTGTTGTGTAATAATAGTATTAATTACGTTGTAAAAAACATTGACACTAACGTCATCAAACAAAGGACCTACAGCAAGATTAATATCTCTTCCGCCTACTTCAATTACGACTTTATTTAATACACCAGCAAAATCGAAAGACCCATTATAAGACTGGTATCCGGTTGATACTCCAGATTCAGACAAGATGTCAGTGCCTGAAAAGACCTGGCTAGTTCCATTAAGTCCTGTAATGTGCATGTATATTCTATCTTGAGCATCTTGTTTATCTACTTCAATTGTATATTTGACTTCTCCACCTTTTTGTATATTTAAATCAGATATGTCAATCGTATTAATAAATGTTGTACCCATACCATCAACTCCCATAGTAGATGTGGAATTACCACTGCCTGTAATCTGTGCACATTTATCTGAACCTAATCCATAACAAGCATTACCTGTTGGCATACTTGCACCTCCTTGACCACCCCAATCAATATCCATATCACCCTCTTTTGAAGAATTTACATAACCATTGGTGCCATCTAAAATGTCTCCTGAGTCTTCGTTGGTAATTGTGGTAGTGTTAGTAGTAACAGTCGTTGTGGTAGTTGTAATTATTTCAGTGCCTTTGTCTTCTTCAGTAATGTCAACTTGTGTATCTTCTGTAATTATGACTCCTGGAATACAAAGTCCTGCTTCATCAATTAAGCACTCTGCTTTAGAATAAGAGGAGACCAGTAGTAATAAGGAACAAAGTCTTATAAAGTGCAATATGTCCTGCATCGCTTAACTCTCCCTCTACAGGTTTTGCAGCCTGTACATATTCAGTTTTGTATTTACTGCCGTCTGGAATCTCATCAGGATTATCAGTCCAGTATTCAGCTGCCTCCGCCCCGATAAGGCCTTTGACAGGACACGGAGTCCCTGCATCAGTCATCGCTGTCCAGACACGTGGGTCTTGACAAAGAATAGACACAGCCGCGACTTTCATACCGTAGCCATACATAGAGCGACTTAATTTTAATTTTTGACACAGTTCATCGTCTACTAAAATTCCTGTGGCAACTCCTAGTACGTTATTTTGAACACTCCCGCCAATGCCAACTTTACATATGTCACTGTTGGAATTGGCTATAACTGGTGCATTTGCGGTAGGTGGAGTTGAGTTAGTCACAACCGTGCTTGACACGGTATTTGTCTCAGCCTTTACATCAGTTATTGTAGCTACTAACGTAAAGAAGAAAAGAATTGTTAAAAGTAGTTTCACTACCTACCACATCCGCCGTCACAACATTCACACATAACGTCCTCCTATCCTAAACTAGCCATTGTATCTGACATGCGTTTTGCCCGGTTCGGGGTCTGTTTGGCCCACTTCGAATCGAGCATTTCCAGTGCCGCTGTCTTGTAATCTGGTGGTGTTTTATCTTTTAATGCTGCCCACATGTTGCGGAACTTACTGACGCCTGTTTTTCCAAGCTGAAAAACCATCTCTACTAACAATTCTTTACATTGATCATGAACTGTATATTCACCTAATAGTTCTTCTGCACCTGATATAGCGTTTTCTAAATCTTTTTCTAGTATCTCCATCAAGAATGATTCTTCGTATTCTTTGTCATCTTCCCAAAAATCTTCAACACAGAGGTGGCCTATACCCACAGTTCTCTTGCCTAGTGTGTCCAAATAAACCTTGTTGCGGTAACCTTCATTATGACGTACAGACGCCAAAAGTCTTTCCATATCCATTTCTAAAACTCCTTATAATTCTTAATTAAAAATTCTTCCATCCAGGCCATTTTGTCGTCCATGGATTGTAATTGTACTTTAATAACAGCAATGTCCTGTTGCATTTCTGCAACACTATTGGCTTTTTGTTCTACAGCATTTAATCTTTCACTCCACATACCCCAAGTAACACCAAAGCTAAGAACTAGCCCTGCTAACCATAACATATCCTTTGTGTTAAAATTAAACATTATACTCCCATTGTCCTTCATCAGAAGGATCATTGAACATTAAACTATCGGCCTGCATCATATCATTCATGCCACCCTCTTTCAAACCAATAATACCACCGTTTGCTGCTTCTAACATTCTAATATCAGGTGTGTTGATACCAGTTAGAGGTCTGTCAGTATAATCTTGTGTTGGGCCTTGCATAAATGGTTTCATTTGTTGTAAATCTTCTGGCATACCTTCTATCATTTTATAAACAGGTTTCTCTAAATAAAAATTTCCTCTGCCTTGAGGATCTTCAAAACCTATTTCTTGTGCTCTCATGTTTTCTGATTTAGCTATCATAGCTGCTTCTCTAGTGATTAAATCTTTGAAAGGATCTGTGAGTTGATCATAGCTTGTATTAGGTGGTATGACACCCGCAGCTACAAAGTTGTTTAATGCTTCTTCTATAAATTGATTCGCAGATCCTGTAGATATATCTGATTTTCTTAATGCTTCCATTAACAATGACATACCTGAATCTTTAATCTTACCCATTAAACTAAGATCTTCTCGTAAGGCTGGACCTACAGATTCTTTTGCATCACTAAATAAATCTCTAGCAGGTTGATCTTCTTCTGCCATTTTTACAGCATCTCCTGACTGCACCGTCAGTCCTGTAATACCTTCCATATCTGTAAAACGTTCTTTAAGCATATCACCTAACAATTTATCAGTTTCATCTTGAACTTGTTTTTGACCCTCAGTGTTTACAGGCATTTCTTTATTATCACGAATAAAACTTAAAATATTTCTTAGATTTACTATTTTGTTATCTCTTACAAATTGTTCTTCGTCTGGATCTCCACCTTCTTGTAATTGTATAATACCACCGTCTTTAGCAGTTACGTATTTTAGATACTCATCGTATGTGCCTGACCTGTATTTACCTAGAGTAGGATCAAAGAATGTGTAGTAGTTTTGTGGAGGAGGTGTGTAAACAGGATCTGTTCCGGGGTCCGTGGTTCCATCACCTTCACCGCCTTCTCCTCCTTCACCGCCTTCACCGCCTTGACTACCTGATATCGGATCAGGATCTCCTTTGCTAGCTCTCATATTTCTATTAGCCTCGGCTCTAAACTCGTTTAATTCATAGTTCTGCATTTCAGGTGTTTTCATCATTTGATTGTAAAAATCACGATCATTAGCCACAGAAGCTGCAAAGTTATCAAGCTCTTCCCCTTCAAGGCCTAACACGTTTCTACCATAATAATCACCTCGCTGGCCAGCACTGCTACCAAAAATTCCAGAAGTTATGTTTAAAAATGGATTGAATTGAGTGGATAAGTTTGCACCCTTCTCAAAAATATTTTGTGGATCTTCAAAAGGCAAAAACATATTGCTTTTTTTCATGCCTGGTTCGTATATTTCACCTGCTCTTTGTTGTAAAAATTCTGGACTTCGTGATGCTGTTGTAAGAATACCCTCTTGACGTAAGTCTCCTACAAGGTCTTTTAAAACATTGCTACCAATTTTACTTTGATCAGAGGAAGATATCACAGTTCCAAGTCCTTGATCTATACCAACTCTTAAATCTCTAATTTGATCTCCAGTTAAGCCATATTTAGACATAAGAGCTTTGGCCTTTGTACCACCCGTAAATAATCCTGCTTTATACGCATCTTTTAAATCATCAAGAAAATCTTTAGTATTTGTGGTTGATGATCCAGGTAGCGTGGTGCCTGTGGTAGTGCTCGTTTTTGATTCTTTTTTATCTAAATTTTTTTGTGCTTTGTCTAAATCTTTTAAAATATTTTTTTGTTCTTTATTTAATTTAGAAGAACTTGATTTTTTATTACTTCCTCCGCCTCCGCCTGTACTTTTATTACCTTTATTACGTTGTCCCGGAGATCCTAGAGATTTAGATGATTTCTTCTTATTAGTGTTTATTCCTCCAAAAAATGCCATTATGGTCTCCTCCTTCCTGCAAAGTACATGATGCCTTGCTTGTTTATACTACCACCCTTTTTAGCAGTTGCAATCGCTCCGTATAAATCACCACTGGCCAGAGCTGCACGTTTAGCAGGTGACATACTACCACCTACAGGTCTGAAAGGATTAGATACATTACTTGCTGCAAAATTTGTTTTAGGTTTGGTTATAAGCTCATTGGACATATTGTTACTTGATGTCTTTTGAAAGTTTTCTACACCACCCGCTTCGACAGGTCCCATTTTAGGTGGGTTGTCTTGAGGAAAGTTTGGTGCAAAGGTCTTATCAACGTCAGCCTCGGGTTCTGATGATCTTGTAAATTCATTGGTAAACATATATTGCATCACGGCCTCTGGGTCGTCAAAGTCTAGTCCTTGTACTTTTTCATTATCAGGATCATCTAATATAATTCTTGCTAATTTTGTCATGTTAGCTCTTCTTATTTTTGTTTCTAAAGAGTCGTCTATACCTTTTACCATCCACTCTAAATACTCTGGATTAGATAAAATTTTACCTTGATGCTTGGCAAGTAAAGCAACACCTAAACCTGTTAAAGGACTCATACCCGCACCTGTTGCTAAGAAAGCACCTGTGATACCAGAGAAACCAGCAAGACCTGCTCTTCTAGCTACGAACTGTGAAGTCTCTGCGATTTTATTGGAGTAACCAATTTCAGCTATTTTTAACAATTGATTTAAGTTTTGTATTGCAGACTCAGCACCTTTTTTACCTAATGTCTTACCCTCTCCAGCCATGGTCTGTGCCCATAAGGCGTTCATAAAATCTTGTCCTTGTTGTGTGTCTAACTTTAAATTTGATCTAAATTTAGCAGGATCGAATACATTAACAGTAACAATATCTTTAGGGTTAAAACTAATACCGAACTCTCCACCCCCTGCAATATTAACTCTCTGTGTTAAATCAGCTTTGCCTAATTCAACAGAGCCTGTTTTTCTATTGTAAGCAACTGCATTACTAGAGTTCTCCCATAGTTGAGACATGAAGGCTCTAGCTGATACATTGATAGGATCTTTGCTAGGATCAGCTTTATTTCTTTTAACTATGGCAGATAAGTCGTTAAGTGCTTTTGCACTAGGATTACTATAAAAAGTATCAAATATTGATCGAGCTAATTGATCATCATAAATCCAACCTTCCATCGGTAAACCACCCTGAACAAACATATTTTGATCAACATTTTGAAATTGTTTTGCCATAGGAGATTTATATGTATTAGCACCATAACCAAATACTCTATTAGCTCTAATTAAA